AGAGTGATTTGGCGAACATGTTCTCTTCCTGGTCGTCGGTGTCTGGAGGAAGAGGGTAACGTTGGATTAAATCATTGAAATCAAACGTTTTGGCCAGGATAGGAGCATCCTGTGGTGAGGGTGGTGGCTGTGTCTCCCACTGGGATTCCACGGGGGGTTTGTCAAAGAGTGAATCAGTACGTCCATATCTCATGTTGAAGATTTTGCCCCTGGCATAGAAGTCTTGGTCACGGGCCTTTTTGACCATGACCTGTTGATCTTTGATAGCATTTGCATCGTATTGGCCTTCACGAAGTATCCAATTGGAAGCTATCTCAGGTTTGAGACCATTGTAGCAAAGGAACCTCATGAGGTAGTAACGCTCATTATTGGTTTTATGAACCTTGAGCATGTTTTCTTGTGCGATGGGAGGCCATCTGGAGAAGGGGAAGAATAAATCTCCTTCTTCGAGGAGTTCTCTAAATTGCCTAGAAAGGGACATTTGTCGGAACAATTTTATTGCAATAATTACTCCCAATATTCTGGGGTATGAGCAGGGATGACGTGTTCACGGAACGCTCCGGAAACACGAAGACTTTCATAATTCATGACAAGATAACGATCCATGTTGAGAATAAACATCATATACCATCGTAGATGCCATTTTCGACGTACAAGTTTACAGTACAGCCTATAGGCAGAGTCGAAACGGAAGTGTGTCTGTTGAATTTCACTGTAAGGAGTTTTAGGATGTCTGGAATTTGGCAGATACCATTTCCAGAAGGTAATAGCAGAATCTTCTTCTATTTTCTGTCTTTTGGGGGTATTCTCTGTTTTAGAATTCATATTTCTGAATTAATTAGTTCTGAAGGGAACCTTCCCTCAGCAAAGTGAAAGTTCACTTGTGCACATAAACTCGCAATTAATTAGATGGTAATTTTTTATTGCCATCAGTCAGTGTAACGGAGGCGAGATTGCATCTGGATATCCGCAGTGCAATTGGCTTGGCTGACAACCGTCCTGAAGACGACATACAGGGCTCCAGTGGAGATGTCCGCGATAGTCATGGGGTTGGTCTGACCGGAATAGACAGACTCCAGGTTAGGAAGTTTGACGTATTCATCAATGTCAACTTGCATGATGCAACCTGGACTGGTCCCAAAGGAGACAACACCGTTCCAGTTGGGCTGGATGATCATGTCGCGGAGGACCCTAAACCGGTCCATGTTGTCATATCGCAAAGGACATGTTATTTGCGGACAACTTTCCGCACCTGTTTGGCCAGTGATACCAAAGATGGTATCGAAAGCAGGGATGGCACCACCAGAGGGCTGTTTGTCCCAAACGAGTACCATGCGGACGAACGTCTCGTTAGAAACGCCTGTTGCAAAGCTGGGGAAGATATTGAACTCTATCTTGCCTACAAGACGGCATGATTTGAGATGGGTTTTCTTTCCAATCCGATTCCAGGAACCGCTTCCAGGTTGAATGAGATTCAAGACGGAAATGAAGCCATTAGTGTTGGTGGTATTGATAATAGTATCAGCAGTAAGGTCGGTATCCATTCCTTTCTTCTCCAGCTTGGCTCGTCCGGCAACGGAGCGGGCTGCCTTTTTCTTGAGGAAGTCACCTCTGATAACTGCACGTTTGGGAGTCCGAAGAGGAATGGTATCGGATACGAATTAATTACCAGGAAGCCCTCGCTACTTTTTACTCTCGTCGCCGAGACTGGCAACCTGTCGTTTCAATTTTTTACGGGTCTCCAGGTTCTGGAAAAACTCGTTACGCCATGCTGGGCCCTTCGCCTTACGTGCAGGCCGACTACCCTGTGAAGGGAGGTCAGTTTTTCTTTGGGGACTATCGTCCCGATCAACACGAGACTGTGGTTTTCGACGACTTCTACGGTCAGATGCCTTACACAACCTGGCTTCGGGTTTGTGATCGCTACCCCATGGAGGTCCATACCAAAGGCGCTTTCCATCAACTCCTAGCTCATAACATCGTGTTTACCTCGAATCGTGCACCCAACGAATGGTATCCAAAGATTTTTGCCGAGCTTGACCGTTGGCAAGCGTTCGACCGGAGGATCGACAATGTCATCTTCTTCACCAAGGACGGCTATATGATTAAGAAGGGAAACCTTCCATGGCCTCTGCCTCACTTGAATCAATTGAACATTGATCAAGTTCTGATGAATCCCCAGATTCTTCATCCTCAAGTGGTCCAAAATATCCCAGGTCGCTCATTTTATAACTTCGTAGAAAATGTGCCAATTATCGGAGCGCTACCTCCGCCCTACCGCGATCCAAATTAGGAAATAAATTCGCGCTTTCCCATTTTTGTAGAAACATGAGCTATCGACGCCCTCCTCTAACAAAGTTCGAGAAGACTGGGAGGCTTCCTCTTCGGACTGCCAAACGTGCTGTTCGCCGAGGTGATTATCTCGCTGTTCGAGCTGCTGCCTCGAGGCGTCAAACACTTGGTCGTGCTAAGCTCGACAAGAAAGGAATGGATACCAGCCTTACGGCTACTGGTATAGATTCTACCACGAATACCAATTCGTTCACAACTGTGCTCAACCTTATCCAGACTGGTACTGGTTCCTGGAACCGCATCGGCAAGAAGACGCACATTAAGTCTGTGCGATTGGTTGGACGTATCCAGTTCAACTTTACTCCCACTTTCGCCACCGGCGTACACAATGATACTTGTGTTCGCATGATCCTTGTCTGGGATAAACAACCATCTGGAGCAGCCATACCCGCTTTTGATACTATTTTCGGTATCACTGATCAAACCGGAGCGGAAGGATGCCCCCACATCCATTGCCCTCCGAGGTATGATAACTTCGATCGGTTTAAGATCCTCCGTGATGTGAACATCGTCCCCACGTCGGAAAACGTTGTGTCCTTTGGTGGCGCCCCCTCTGGAATCTTTCAGGTTCCTTTTGACGAGTATGTCAAGTGCAGCAGCCTTGAGTCTGTGTACTCCGGCCAGAGCGCGCCCATGACCATTGCGGACATTTCAACTGGTGCCCTCTATTGCATCTTCCGTTCGGTCACCGATCAGGCGAACTCCACAGCGGATATTACCGCTCACGCACGTTTGCGTTATACGGATTAATAAAAGTTACCATCTAATTAATTGCGAGTTTATACTCACAAGCGAAGTTTCCCTTTGCTGAGGGAAAGTTCCTTTGAGAACTAATTAATTCAGAAATATGAATCCCAAAACGGAGAACAACCCCAAAAGACAGAAAATAGAAGAAGATTCTGCTATTGCCTTCTGGACATGGTATCTACCAAATTCCAGACATCCTAAAACTCCTTACAGTGAAGTCCAACAGACACATTTCCGCTTCGACTCTGCCTATAGGCTGTACTGTAAACTTGTACGTCGAAAGTGGCATCTACGATGGTATATGATGTTTATTCTCGACATGGATCGTTATCTTGTCATGGATTATGAAAGTCTTCGTGTTTCCGGAGCGTTCCGTGAACACGTCATCCCTACTCATACTCCAGAATATTGGGAGTAATTATTGCAATAAAATTGTTCCGACAAATGTCCCTTTCTAGGCAATTTAGAGAACTCCTCGAAGAAGGAGATTTATTCTTTCCCTTCTCCAGATGGCCTCCCATCGCACAAGAAAACATGCTCAAGGTTCATAAAACCAATAATGAGCGTTATTACCTCATGAGGTTCCTTTGCTACAATGGTCTCAAACCTGAGATAGCTTCTAACTGGATACTTCGTGAAGGCCAGTATGATGCGAATGCCATCAAAGACCAACAAGTCATGACCAAAAAGGCTCGTGAACAGGACTTCTATGCCAGAGGCAAGATATTCAACATGAGATATGGACGTACGGATTCGCTCTATGACAAACCCCCCGTGGAATCCCAATGGGAGACACAGCCACCACCCCAAGTACAGGATGATCCTATCCTTACCAAAACGTTTGATTTCCATGATCTAATCCAACGTTACCCTATCCCCATCGACACCGATGATCCTGAAGAGAACATGTTCGCCAAGTCCCTCTGGAAGGCAGAAACCCGCAAGTTCTTCGCAACTATGCGGGCGCAAGGATATACATATATTCCTTGACAATAAAAACGAGTTTACTCGCACAAGGGAATTTTCTTTTTCTCCCAGGAAAAGTCACCGCGCGGGCGCGTTCCTAAAAAGTGGGCTGGCTAGCATTCCCCAGCCCACCGCAACTATCAACAACTCAACCAATGCCCCGCCAAGTTGCTCCTGTCAAGGACTGGATATTTAGGCTCTCAAACCCCCGGACCAAAGACCACAAGCGTGTCAGATCATGGGTATACAACTATATGGTATACCAATTAGAGATCGGTGAACAAGGAACCGTTCACTTCCAAGGCTTTGTCCAGTTCCCAACTGGACAGAGACTAAAACAACTCAAGAAGTTGGACAAACGTGTCCACTGGGAACCTCGAAGAGGTTCAGCGTATCAAGCTTCCCATTATTGCAAGAAACCGGAACCCCTCTGCGAATGTGAACACTGCCTCGCTGCTGTCGACGTCCCTCGACCTCAACTCATATTTGAGTCTGGAACTATTTCGGCGCCAGCCGGAGAGAAATTATGGTCAGTCGTCCAGACTATAAAACGACGCGGCCTGTCCGCGGCTATAGAAACCTACCCAACACACTACATGGGTATGCAAAGAGGAATGGTATCGGACATGAATTAATTACCAGGAAGCCCTCGCTACTTTTTACTCTCGTCGCCGAGACTGGCAACCTGTCGTTTCAATTTTTTACGGGTCTCCAGGTTCTGGAAAAACTCGTTACGCCATGCTGGGCCCTTCGCCTTACGTGCAGGCCGACTACCCTGTGAAGGGAGGTCAGTTTTTCTTTGGGGACTATCGTCCCGA